TGGAAATAAAGACTCGCTATTTGATACAAAATACTGCCGCATAATCGCAGGGGTGTCGCGGTGTCGTTAGGGGTGTCGGTTTTGCAGACCGGCGCATTTTTTATGTAGAGGAGGAATTTCAATGCCGACAATAACGAAGAAGGAATACGAGGATTACAGAAAACTGTGTTATGATAGAGACCACGGTAGGATTTTAACTCCAGATGGCTTACGACTCATCTGTAAATCTTATAATAATAATCCAGAAGCCATCGGTAAGCATCTGCTGGAGACGTTGGCCCGGATTGAAAGCAAGGAGCGTTAAGAATGATTTCTTCAACAAATGACCAAACAGATGTAATTGAACAATTCTTATTTGAAATAACAGAAACTGAGGAGTACCAATCTGTTGAGTATTTAGCGTTCTCGATTTATAAACCAATGCTGGATTATTTTACATCATTAAGAACTAAAGAGAACACATTTCCGATTCCATCGTTTCTTACATCATTGGTTAAGCGTGTGGGTGTGATGTTTTGTGAAAAAAGCATTACTGGGGATAATATTCTGAATTACATGGAGAAAAACGATAGTCACGGATGGGTAATGTACTACGATGTTGCATTTATTCGCAGACCCGGAGTAACCGAAACAATTCATGTAGATGCTGAGTTTTTATTTCTTATTATTACAGGATTTGTTTTAGATACATTTGGAAAGAATCATATAGACATAAATGATATGCTTCAGGGAGAACAGTTTGCTTATGAAACAAATCAATACAGTTTAACGCCTGTTCCCGGAGTAGAGTTTAGGTCGGATTCATTTATCTTTGATGGAAAAGCATATCTGTATAATATATTGACAAATAAGTCGAAAATTGATTTTAACGACAACATGCCCGGTTTTGCAAAAATAATTACAGACAATGTTAATTCCGGAGATATTCTTCTTCGGTTAGATGAACGCTTGGCGGTACCAGCAGACCAGATTATTTCGTATTCAACATTGAACTTTGAAAAATTCCGTGGCCCGCAGTTTCATTTTGCAGATACGGATTTTGTAAATGCAAAAACAATTATCGTTCATATTGACCCAAAAACATATGATAAGTTGCTTATGGTTATAAAAAAGGATTATGACGATAAGCGAAAAAAAGCATTTCTTCATGTAGAAATTGAGACTTTACCATATTGTCCTACAGGAGAACCAAATTCTCTGTGCATAACCACTTTCCTACATGGAATGTACTATCCGGAGGATGATATATTTACACACATTGATTATGCTAAGAATCAATATATGTACTCAGACTACGAGCAAAAGTATGCTGATGCTAATCCGGAAATACCGATAGATTTTTATGCTGAAAAGAAATTGCATTATAAGATTTGGTGTATAGAAAACGGAACGTATTCCAGAGAGATTTGGTATAAACTAATGGTATCTTCCCTTCATAAAAAATACCATGTTTTATTGGATGAAATATTGGCGTAAGATTGAATAGAACAGGAAACGCCTCACCGCTGGCATCAAAACCAGTAGTGAGGCGTTCGTGCGTTTGTAGGCTTATGCTTGGATTTCCTGTCCGTTCTTGAAGGTGAAGCGGATGTCGTCGATGCTGTAGACAGTGGCGAAATCCACCATACTGTGCCAGCTCTCAAGGGAGAACTTCGTCAGTGCATCCGGCATCTGTTCAAAGGCACTCAGGAAGGTTCCCATGTTGGCGCTGGCCGTTTGCTTCTCTTGAATCTCGGCGGTGACTTCCTCCAGTCGGGTCTTGGCCCGGTCGAAGCGTTGCACCAAGCTATCGTAGCGCTTTTGGTACTCGGTCTGGTTCAGAGCGGTGCGGGCGTTTTCTTGAATGGCCTGCTGTACCATGTCGGAAACCACCTGCGTTTCTTCAAGGAGCTGGGCCTGTTCCGTTTCCAACTCGGTGGTGTCGAACAGGAGCACCTGCATCTCTCTGCCGTTGGCGATGACCGCAGCCTTTGTGTCCAGCAGCTTGTTTGCCGCCGAAAGGAAGTGCAGCTGGATTTCTTCATCCGTCAGGTGCGGTGTCTGGCACCGGCAGTCGCCATCGAATTTATGATTGCACTGCCAGATGGTCTTGCGGTACTTGCTGTTGGAATGCCACACCTTTGAGCCGTACCAGCTTCCGCATTCGCCACACTTGATTTTGGTGGAAAAGGCGTGGACTCCGCTGTGGTACTTTTTGCCCTTGCCGCGTTTGGCCATTTCCCGTTGCACCATCTCGAACACTTCCGGGTTGATGATGGCTTTGTGGTTATCCTCGACATAGTACTGTGGGATTTCACCTTCGTTGATTTTGGTTTTCTTGGTCAGGAAATCCACAGTGTAGGACTTCTGCAGGAGCGCATCGCCTTTGTACTTCTCGTTGCTGAGAATGCTTCGGACGGTGGAAATGCTCCATTTTTTCTTGCCGCCGGGAGTCGGGATACCATCGGAGGTCAGCTTCTTGGCGATACCGTGGTAGCTCATACCCTGCAGGAACATGGCATAAATCTGCTGGACGATAACTGCCTGCTCTGGATTGACCACCAAGTTTCCATTAGGGCCACGGTCGTAACCGAGGAATCGGTTAAACGGAACGGTGACTTTACCGTCTGCGAAGCGCTTTCTCTGACCCCATGTGCAGTTCTCCGAGATGGAGCGGCTTTCCTCCTGCGCCAGCGATGACATGATCGTCAGCAGCAGCTCGCCTTTTCCATCGAAGGTCCAGATGTTTTCCTTCTCGAAATACACCTCGATGCCTTTTTCCTTGAGCTGGCGAATAGTGGTCAAGCTATCGACCGTGTTACGGGCAAATCGGCTGACCGACTTAGTAACGATAAGGTCAATCTTACCGTCCAGCGCATCGGCCACCATTCGTTTGAAGCCTTCGCGGTGCTTTGTGCTGGTGCCGGTGATACCTTCATCGGTGTAAACATCGACGAACTCCCAATCGTCACGGCCTTTGATGTAGTTGGTGTAATAGTCAACCTGCGCTGTATAGCTGGAGAACTGATCATCGTGGTCGGTGGAAACGCGGGCGTATCCCGCGACACGGCGCTTTTTATATTCGGTAATCGGCATCGCCGTAAAGCGGGTCAGCGATGCCGGTATGGTGGTTACTTTCTTTTGGACGACCAATGTTTCTCACTCCTTATCTGTTTCATTTTCCGGCTCATTGCTTCTCGGCGTTCCTCAGTATATTTGCCCTGCATGGATGCCGAGAATTTTCTATGCCTTTCTTCCGTCCAAGGTGTGCCTTGACGCTTGGTGTTGTACTGGACCACTGGCTTCCTGCCATCAAAGAAGTGGAAGGTCAGCTTCATATCGTCGGAAACGGAAATGTACTCGACCTGCTCTTTGAAGGCATCCGCATCATGTTCCTCAAGGCCCATTACTGAAGCAGTAATTTCTTTGAGCCTGTCCTCCCTAATGCCGGTGGTAACGCAGCCGCTGGAAGTTGGGCATCGCCAATAATGCATCTTGCCACCAGCTGCTGACTTGCTGGACTGTGTATTTCTTCGGAAGGTACTGCCGCAATGTTCGCAGTGGACTCTGGTGGTAAATTCTGAGAAGCGACCGTCTGAGGCGTTGGCCATGTAGTTTTTAATCCATTCACGCTGGCGGTCTTTGTGTTCATCCGTCCAGCAATCTTTCTTGGCTGTGGATACCCAGCTCTGCAGGGCCGTAGTGCCATCGTTGAAATGGAACTCCAAAACCTGACCTTCCAGCACTCGAATGTGGTCCACACGCTCAAGGAAAACATCCTCATCAAATTCATCCAGCCCAAGTGCTTTGGCGCAGGCTTTACGGAGAACTCGCTCCGGGATATCCTTGTTGGAGCAGCGACCACCTTTTTTCTTCTGTGTGCCGCAGCCCCAGACCACAATCGTATCGTCGTAGGTGGAAATGTGCTTGGTGCGGTTACTGCGCTGATTGCGAACATAGCTGCATCCGCAGCGGCTACATTTGAGCTTGCTGGTGAAGCAGGTAATGTTCAGGGATTTATTTGCAAAAGCGCCCAGCTCCTTACGTCTTGCAATCTCAGTCTGCACATAATCGAAGGTTTCTTTGTCGATGATGGCTTCATGGGTATCTTCCACATAGAACTGCGGCAATTCGCCACGATTCTTCTTTCGCTTCTTAGTCAGTGGATCTTCGATGTATTCTTTCTGCAGCAGAAGATTTCCAGTGTAGGTCACATTCGTAAGAACCACTTTGATGTTGGAATCTGCCCAGCGATTTCCATCTCTTGTGGTAATGCCTTCTGCGGCAAATTCTCGTTCAGTCTCAAGGCGAGATTTTCCATCAAGGAAGTTCTGGAAGATGCGACGCACAATGGCGGCTTCTTCTGGTACAATGACCAGCTGGTCGCCTTCCCAGCGATATCCGAATACTCGAAAGTGACCGTTAGGGATGCCTTGTTCCATGCGCTTTCGGGTACTCCATTTGACATTGTTACTCAGGCTGATGACTTCCTCCTGTGCGAAAGAAGCCAGCAGGGTCAGCATGACCTCGCCATCACCGGAAAGAGAATTGACACGCTCTTTTTCGAAGCGGACCTCGATGCCCAGCTCCTTTAGGTGTCGGACGGTTTCCAGAAGGTCAACGGTATTTCTTGCAAAGCGGGAGATGGACTTGGTAAGGATGATGTCGATTTTGCCATCCTCACAGTCTTGGAGCAGTCTTTGAAATTCTGCTCGTGTGGATTTAGTGCCTGTGATGCCATCGTCAGCGTACACGCCAGCATATTCCCATTCGGGATTGCTCTGTATCAGTTCGCTGTAGTAGCTGACCTGAGCTGATAAAGAGTGCTGGAGTCGCTCGGTTTCCATTGAAACTCTGGCGTATGCAGCGACCTTTTTGCGGCTTGGCAAGGTCGGCATCAACGGCTCGATTTTATTGATTTTTCGCATAAAAACAGCTCCTTTCCGCTACTATATATCACTCTAAAAACGATAATTATCAAGTCAATTCTGCGAATAATGTACTCAATAATGGCTTGTATTTTTCTAGCATTTTTGTATCAATTATGGCGTATTGTTCCTCGGTGATCAGGCCCTTTTTGAGCATGCCATCAAAGACATTCATGGTGGCTTGATAGAGTTTTTCACGCTCGAACTGTTCCTCAGTCATGGCAATCACCTCCGAATCGGTCAGCGATATAGCAGTCGTGAGAACAGTATTTTCTGTGGTCGTTTCCGTAGGCTGTGAAGGGCCTGCCGCAGTGAGCACAGGTAAAGGAATAAAATGCCCTGCGGTTGACCTTATCCAGATGGTTGTTCCACCAATGTGTGCGGCATGCGTCAGAGCAGAACTTCACCGGCTTGCGGCCCGGAGTCTGGGTCAGCTGTTTTCCACAGTTGCGGCAGCAGTTCGGGTCAGGACGGTCTTCGGTATGCACAGCAGCTTTGGTACCGGTAAGCTGATTTCTGCGGCAAAAGGCAGATACCTGATTCTTTGTCAGGCCCAGTGATGTAGCGATGGTTGCATATCCATAGCCCCGTTCACGCAGAGCAATAATCTGGCTTTTTTGTAAATCCGTCATAGGGTTTCCTCCAATCTGAGGAGGTGCCTCCTCACTTCCTTTTGGAGGTGGGAGAGCCGTTTTGACGAACTTGCGCATAAAAAAATAGGGTCTGCCGGAACGAATCCAACAGACCCTAAAGTACAGTTATAACTTTGTAGCGTAGTCGAGAGAAATCCAACCGGCACCGCTTTTCAGCTTACCCCACTTAGAAGCGCCAATGCCATCGGACTCTGTAACGATGGTGAATACACCAGCGCCAGTGAACTGACCGGTTTTGCCGTAGTTGGTGCCGGGACCTTTGCGGATGTTCAGATTGGTAATACGGATGCGCACACGATAAGGCTCAAAGGCAGCTTCCGGTTTGATGTCCGTTTCTGCCTTTGTAGCAGAAGGAGCGTAGACCACATTGCCATCATTGTCGAAAACGCTGTAACCTTTGTTCTCATCGGCCTTTGATTTCGCATTGGAAAGGATGCGGTATGCGCCTACCTGAGATTTGCTGTCAGCCCATGTCTTGCGTACACGGTAATAGCCGCTGGTCAGCTTCTCAGGATATTCCTTGGAGGCAGTATCGCCGGTATCCTCCGAAGTGCCCTCGCCCATAGCAGCCTTGACTGCTTTGCGTAAGCCATCCATCGTGTAGCCCATATTCAGTTGCTTCCAGAGATGCTCCGGGTCACCATGATTGCTGGCGATGCCACGCTTATAGCCTTCCGCATGGCTAACGATGACACCATCAGCGGTAGGATCGAGCTTGTACTCCTTGCAGAGATATGCAAACAGCTCTACAGCCGCATCGTAGGTACGCTTGGCCACAACCCTTGCGGTAGCCGTATCGGAGCAAGTGAAAGTAGCACCGCCAGTGTACTTGATGCAGGCAGGCTCACACATTTCTACGCCAATATGCGTATTGTTGGAAGATCCGCCACCATGCCAGCCACGATGATTCCAAGGAAGGGTCTGGTAAACGGTACCGTTGTTTCCGTCGATAAAGCTGTGGACACAGGCTTTATCATAGCTTTCGCTGTTCCAGTTCTTGATGAATACAGCAGCGCTCGGCTGCGGACAGCCAACTGAATGAAGCATTAGACCTTTGACTGTGATTTTCTTTCCGGCTTTATAGCACGGATTTTTCGTAAGAATAGATTGCACCAACTTCATGTTATTTGTCCTCACTTTCTGTATTTTCAGCCCTGTCGTGCAGCTGCCCCAGCACATTCTTCAGCTTGCCGGGGATAGGAAGCCCCAGGTGGGCGGCGTTCTCCAGCAGGGACACACCCTCGTTGGAGAGGTAGAAGAAGATGACCGCCGTCCGCAGCACCTCGGCCTGCCCGAGCACATAAGTGTCCAGAATGTTGCCAACGCCCACCAGCGTGAAGATCAGCACCTTGCGGCATATGCCCTTGAAGCCGATCTCGCTGGAGAGGCTCCTGTCCGCGATGGCGCACATCACGCCAGTCACGTAGTCGATCACCACGAAAGCGATCAGCGCATACAGAAAGCCGTCCGTTCCACCGAGAAACCAGCCGATAAAGCCGCCCAGAGTAGAGAAGGCGATCTGAATGCCAATCCAGATTTGTTTCATTGTCGTATCCTCCTTTGGATTGAGATTTGATATAAAAAAAGAGCGCATGGCTTTTTGGCCAGCGCCCAATTCAACGCGGTGCGGCTGTCCCGGTCAGCCGCCGGAAAGCCGCTCGTCCCGGATGTCGGTGATCTTCGCCATGTAGTAGACCTGGCGCAGCGTCCGGGGAAAGAGAACATCCGGGTTGCAGATGAGCAGATACAGCCATGCGGAGGAGACCACGCTCTCCCAGACATGGAACTCCCAGGGGAGCATCCCGTAGGTCGCCGTGGTGTATATGACGCCGCCCGTGCTGCCTTCGCAGTTCTGCAGGCGGATGCACTCGTCCACATACAGCCGCGCCTCGTCCGTCTTTCCGAGAACCAGCGCGAGGGCGGCGTAGCCCAGTGTCCCTTCCGACCATACGAGGTCAGGCGCTCCGGCATAGTCCGGCGTTTTGTCGCTGTAGGGCTTGAAGCCGGAGAACGTCCCGGCACCTGAATAGGCGGTGTTGTAATAGTCCTTCTCCGTGCTGCGGGCGATGGACTTCCCGGAAGTCAGGTAGACCTCCTTCGCCGTGTCCAGGCAGGAAAAGGCGGCGTCGTCGTTGACGATGGAGAAGGCGAGCATCCCGGCCCAGGTGGTGCAGTCCAGCGCCCACGCTCCGTCCACGGACTTGTTAACGCCCTGGACGAAGCGCCGGTTGTCCTTGTCGTAGCACTTCAGATACAGCTGATCCCGGACCAGCTCCGCCGCTTCTTTGTACTTCTGGTTCGCTAACACCAGGGCGCAGCCCTCAAGGGCCTGCAGGCCGGAACACTGATGCTCCACGGAGCACCACTCGATCTCATCCGGGGTGTAGGAGTAGTCCTCCATGTTGTAGGCACCGTACCCGCCGGTCATCAGGCCGTAGCGCGGGTCCTTGGTATCGGTGATCTGTCTGGAGATCATCCAGTCGCCGCCTTTTTGTATCATCTCCACATAGCTTCTATCGCCGCTTTCCAGCGTGTAATAGCAGGCTCCCCACAAAAGCCAGCCTATCGCGCCCAGCCGGACATAGCCGTCGAACAGCTGGCCGATGTAGATGTCATAGGAGAAGTTAAAGCTCCCGTCGTCGTTCTGCTCATAGGCCATGCGGTCGAGCATCTCCTTGCAGAGGTCGTAGTCGCCGCTGGTGGTAAAGACCAGCAGGGCAAGCCCCACATCATAGGCCCATGTCCGGGAGTTGAGCATATAGCCGTATGCGCCGAGGGCGTTGGAGCCGTCCTTGTTGTACTGCGGGTCATCGGCCGGAATGAGAAAGGATGCGGGGAGCCGACCCGTGGTGAGGTTGGCGATGGCACCGGAGATGCCCACTACATCGTAGGCAAAGGCACCTTCCCGCCAGACCTGCTGCATGACCTTGCCGATTTTATGCCCTTGCGCCACCTTGTTGGTGTACCAGACGTATCTGCCGCCGCCCACATTCCAGATACGGCAGGTATCGTTCAGGTACTCAGCATCGGAGTAGCTGTAGAGCCGGACGGTGAAAAAGGAGAAATAGCGGTAGGCAAAACCGCCGTCCTCTGCGGATACCTCCTCTGCAGCGTCGTAGACCAGCCGTTCCGCTCTCATATTCTCGGTTGTAGACGGAATCGGCTCCCAGCGGCTGGTCAGGTTGCGGGCAAGGCGAAACTCCTTGATGCCTTCGCCCATGGGAAAATCCAGCGTGTAGGTGACGACTTCCTCTCTGGTCTGCCCGGTGGGCTCGCCTGTGGCCTCGTCTATGATGGGCACGGTGTATGTCTCGCGGTAGTTCATTGCGGACTCCCAGGTGCCGTCCGCCTTCAGCGGGCAGGTGATGACCTTGTAGTCAGCGTCGTGGATCACATACACATTCACGGCGCAGCTGGCAAAGTCGGGCACGTCATGCCAGGTGCCGGATACCTTCCCGGTGAAGGCAAAGTCGTAGTAGCTGTCCACTCCGATGTATTTCGGGAACACCTGGTCATGGTCCGGCGTCAGCCCGGTGATCTCGCCCCAGACCACATCGCCGCTGTACGCATCCCCGTAAGGCTCAGAAAAGGTGATCTGGAACTGAAAGTTGTTAACGTCCATTTGCCGTTTGATGAAGGCGAGGGCCTTCTCGGCGGCGTCTGTGTATTTCTGCTCTGGAAACAGTCCTGCCATCATCTCACCTCATCTTCCGTGACATGCGTGTTCTTGTCAGGGACGGTGCAGTAGAACACCACCAGGGTGACCGTATCGGTATTCACTCCGGAGAGCGTCGCGCCCACGTAGGCGGAAAAGGCACTGCCGTCCTTTTTGTTCAGCGTGACCGCTGCCTTGCTGCCGTCGCTGGTGTGGATATGGAAATACGGGCGGTCAAGGTAGGCGCGGGTAAAGTAGAAGGTGCCGTTGCCGATCAGCTCCCCGAACTCGACCGTGTATCTGGATGTGGTCTGCCGGATGTCCTCTACGGAGGTCATCAGTTCGTAGAGGGAGTCATTCAGCGTTGGGAGATAGTCTCCGACGGTGATGCTCACCTCCTTGAAGTTAAAAGGGTTCCAGTCGATGCCCACGATGCGGCTGGCGGCGCTGATCTGCATGGGCGCGAAATCGATAGACAGTTCATCGCCCAGCTGCAGCGCGCCTTTGCGGTAGAGGGACAGCGAGTAGTTGGTCGTCCCCTCGGACACGTTGTAGGCGTAGCTGATATCCTTGACCGCCGCCACCTTCATGATGTCGACGGGCAGCTGGGAACCGAGGTGTCTCCGAAGGCCGATGGTGAATCCGTAGTATTCGATCTCGCACTCCGCCAAGGCGGTCAGCTGCATGACGCAGGCACGGCGTGTGACCTCTCTGTTGATGCGCAGCGTCACAGATTCTGCGGCGTCCACCGCGCCTGCGGTGAACGGGGTGCCGGACAACAGGACGTTAAGGATGTCCCTCGGAGTTCCGGTCATATCGAAGGACTGCACCTTGTAGCGGTCGTCGTTGAGGAGGTAGGAAATGTGCTCACCGGCCATCTCCGTGTAGCACATCCCGCCGGAGATGGTTTTCTTGACCTCCGTGATGTTGAACACCAGGCCGTCCGATTCCAGAAGGTCATCCACAGCTACATAGTCCTGCGTATGACGGGTCAGCAACTTGACACTGACGGTACACTCGCCGCTCAGCTTCTGGACAATCGTGCAGGCGTTGACTGCACTGTAGGACTTGATGAGGCTGCCGGAAGTATCGTCCGGATTGCGCTGGTAGAAGTTCAATGCGGGTCTTTCCGGCACGGCGCGGTAGACCGGGCGGATGGTGAGGTCGGACTTTACGTCCTTGAACGGGGCGTTCCAGCAGAGAAAGATGTATCCTTCCACGCGCTCCGGCGTGGGCGCTGTGGCATCTCCTCCGTACTCGACCTTCTGCTGAAACAGCACATCCGTCCCGGCGTAGTTGAGAAAGCGCACCATGAAGGTCTGCACCGCATAGAGCGGCCAGACGGTCATGTCCTGTGTGACATAGGTGATGTCGGCACTCCATCCGGTAAAGGTCTCGCCCTCGAAGGACTCTGGCTGCGGGGCGAAGGCGGTCGCGTCCCCGCCGCTCTCCACATCGCAGGTTCCGAGAAGGTCGGAGCGGTCACGGTTCAGAAACCGCACGGTGTAATAGGTCACTCCACTGATTTCCTTTGGCATGGCTGTCTCCTTCCTTATGTTGTCCCAAGGTTGCGCAGGGCGGCGCGTCCCTGCTGGTACTGTATCTGCGATACGATGGTGGTAATTGTCCTGCCGTCCAGCATGATGGGCTGGTTCAGATTGACGATGCCGCCATCTTCATAGTAGCCGCGCCCGCTGCTGGTCAGCTCAAGGCTTGCACTCGCACCCGTCAGGCGACCTTTCAGATCCATGTCTTCCGCCAGCTTGCCGATCTCCTTCGTGACGAGGCCCCGGCTTTTTTCGATGCCGGAAGCAAGCCCAGCCATGAAGTCGGGCATCCAGCTTTCAAAATCGGTCAGCGGCCCCTCATCCGGCACGGAGAAGTGCAGGAAGGAGCGGATGGCGGAGGCCACGCTGCTGGCAGCATCCTTGATCTTTCCGATCATGCTCTTGATGCCGTTCACGATGCCGCCGATGATGTCAGCGCCCCAGCTGAAGGCAGAGGACGCCAGTCCTTTGATGAAACCGACCGCGTTGTTGAAGCCGCCTTTGATAGTGCTTACGATGTTGCCGATGGTGGTGGTGATCCCATTCCACATAGCCGTAAACGCATTGGAAACGGCGGTCTTGATGCCGTTTGCCACAGTGGTGACTGTATTTTTGATGCCGTTCCAAACATTGGCGAAGAAGGTCTTGATGGCGTTGAAAATGGTGGTGACCGTGTTCCTGATCCCGTTCCAGGCGCTGGCCAGGAAGGTGGAGACAGCTGTGACCGCCGTCGTGAATACCTGTTTGATGCCTTCCCACAGACCTGTGAAGAATTCCTTCAGGGCATTCCAGATGGTGGTCGCGGTCTGTACGATGGCATTCCAGGCGGCGGTGAAGAACGCAGTGATGGCGTTCCATACGGCGACCGCCACCTCTTTGATGTTCTCCCATAGGTCGATCCAGAACTGGCGGAAGCCATCGCTTGTGTTCCAGAGATAAATGAAGGCCGCCACCAGCGCCGTGATCGCGGCGATGATGAGGAAGATGGGGTTCGCCAGCATGGTCGTGTTTAAGGCGGCAAAGGCGGTTTTGACCGTGTTGATGACACCCGTCACCTTGGGGACGATGGTCATGATCGTGCCGACCGCCGAGATTACTTTGCCGACAACAATAAGGACCGGACCGATGGCGGCGGCGAGGAGCGCGACCGTGACAATGACCTTCCTGGTGCCTTCGTCCATGCCGTTCAGCCAATTCACGAAGTTCTGAAACCAGCCGACGATAGTGCGTAGCGCTGGCATCAGCAGCTCGCCGAAGGAGATCGCCAGTTCCTCCAGTGCACTCTTGAGGATGGTAAGCTGGCCTGCGAGGTTGTCCTGCATGGTCGCGGCCATATCCTCCGCCGTGCCGTCGCAGTTCGCGATGGCGCTGCTCAGCTTGGTGATATCGGCCTCCCCGGCGTTCATCAGCGCCAGGAAGCCGGACATGGCATTCTTGCCCACGAGCGTTTCCGCTGCGGCGGCTTTCTCCGATTCGGTCAGCCCGCTGAAGGCGATCCGGCAGTCCGCAAGAATGTCGCTCAGCTTCCGCATAGAGCCGTCCGCATTGGTGGTGGCGACGGTGACCTCGCCGATGTTCGAGCCGCAGATCTTCACCTCTCCGGCGAGGTTGTTCATGATGGTGCGCAGCGAAGTTCCGGCCTGGGAGGACTTGATTCCGGCGTTTGCCATCAGGCCGATGGCCTCAGCGGTATCTTCAGCGGAAAAGCCCAGGGCTCCGGCGATGGGCGCACAGTATTTGAACGTTTCGCCCATCATCGAGACGTTCGTGTTGGCGTTGCTGGACGCTGCGGCGAGGATGTCCGCAAAGTGGGCGGAATCCGCCGCTGTCAGGCCGAAGGCGGTCAGGGCGTCTGTGACGATGTCCGAGGTGGTGGCAAGGTCCTCGCCGCTGGCAGCGGCAAGGCTCATGATGCCTTCGATGCCGGAGAGCATGTCTTTCGTCTTCCATCCGGCCATTGCCATATAGTTCATTGCCTCAGCGGCTTCAGAAGCGGAGAACTTGGTCTTGCTGCCCATCTCGCGGGCCTTGTCCCGCAGGGCGTCCAGGTCGCTGCCCGTCGCGCCGGAAACCGCCGCCACCTGGCTCATGGCGGTGTCAAAGTCGGCAGAGGTCTTGACGGCGGCCGCACCCAGTGCGGTCACTGCCCCGGTGACGGGCAGAAATTTCTGACCGACCGAGGAAATGTTATCCCCGATGCCTTTCAGCTTTTCACCGGAGGCGGCGATCTTCTGCATTGCCGTGGCGGACTGGTTCGCCACATCCTCCAGCCTGCGGAGCTCGTTTTCTGTTTCGATGATCTCGCGCTGGAGCGCGTCATACTGCTCCTTGGAGATCTCGCCGCTTTCAAGGGCGGCGTTGGCCTGCTCTGCGGCGGTCTTCAGGGTTTCCAGCTTCTCCTTGGTCTCTTTGACCGCGTCCCCAAGGAGGCGGTGCTTCTGCGCCAGGAGCTCCGTGTTCCCAGGGTCCAGCTTCAGCAGTTTTTCGACGTCCCTCAGCTGGGACTGGGTGCTCTTGATTTGCGTGTTGACGCCTTTCAGCGCGGTCTGGAGCTTGGTGGTATCGCCGCCGATCTCAACCGTGATCCCCTTGATTCTGTTTGCCATGACGGACACCTCCCCTCCAAATGGCATAGAAAAAGCCCGGCGGCAACCGGGCTTTAAAACTTGTCGAAATCCTCCTGTGTGGCGAGCGCGGCATATTTGTACTCGTCGTTTCGGCTCTCTGCGTACATATCGTTGACCATGCCGATGGTGATAAGGTCAAGGTCGCGGATGGACAGCCCCAGTTGTACGCAGCGCAGCAAAAACAGGGGCGTTGTCATTTCGCGCTCAGTTGGGCGAAGTTTTTTTTAGATTCGACCTCCGTCTGGACGTTCAGCCCCCACAGTTCGATGAGCTTTGGCAGCACCTGATAGATCGAGAAGGTGTTGAACTCATCCAGCCATTCCTCCGGGGTGTCCGGGATTAAGGGGTCTGCGTGTTTCGCCATAATGTAGGCGATGTTTTCGAACATCTCCAGGGAGAACATATCCAGGTTGGAGGCATCCTCGGCGTTTTCGCCCAGGCTGCGTTCCAGGGCCTTGAGGTCTTTGTAGATGTCCCGGTGAAACTTCATGCGATAGATACGGGGGATGGCGGCGGAGGCGCGGAAAGGCACCTGCCTGCCGTCGATCTCGATATTCTGCTTCATGCTCATGCCTTATCCACCGCCTTTGCCGCAGTCCTGGTGGCCTGCACGGCGGGAGCGTCGGACGCATTGAGTGCCGCAGCCGCTGCAGTAGTCGGCATATACACCTGCTTGTACCAGTTGGCGTATGCTTCCTCCGTGGTTTCGTCGGAAGTCCTGGCCTTCACATAGCCACCTTCCAGCGGGGACGCGGTGATCGCCAGCGTCTCGGTCTGCACCTCGATCTCCTCCTCGTTGGTGGAGGACTCGATGGTGGGGCGGGCTGCGGAGCAGTTGTACAGGACATGGCGGATCTTCTTCACGTCGCCGTCGAATTCGAACAGCAGGGCAAACCGCTCGGTCTCCACGCTGGCGTCCTCGACCAGCACCTTGTTGTCGTCCAAAGACTCCTTCAGCACATCGGTGCGGAAGCTGTCCGGCACCATCGCCAGCTCGAGGTCGCCCTCGTAGCCCATGTTGTTGGAGATGGTGTAGTAGGCGTAGCCGTCCGCGTAGAAGATGGACGGCTCACCGTTCGGGTCCAGGGAAAGGGATACCGCGCCCGGCATCGGCACGGGGGCAGTGTACTCGGTGCCGCCGTCCTCCCCGGTCCCAAGCAGCGCATAGTGTACGTTGCAGATATTGAACTTGACCTTGTTTTTCTTCTGGCTCATTTCAAACCCTCCATTTCAAATCGGTAAAGGACCTCATACAGCTTTTCGCTGTCAATCCAGGTTTCGGACTTCTCATAAAAGATGCCGTGCTCATCCAGCACAGCCTCCACCGTCTGTTCCACCGACAGGTCCTTGATGTCGGTATACAGTTCCACCCGCACCTGATCGATCTTGTAGTAGACCCTCCCGTCGGCTGCAAAGTTGTCGCTTCCGGGCAGGAGAAAGCAGATAAAGGGCGGATCTGGGGATTCTCCCTCGGCAAAGTGGTCGTAGGCGAAGGGGACATCCATCTCCTTCAAAATTTTTATCAGTTCATCCATTGCTAACCTCCCAGCGCCTTTTTGATTGCCTTCTCCAGCTCGTTTTCGGCCTTTTCCTCGGCGGGTGCGATGTGCGCCCTGCCAGCCACGCGGCCGCCGCCGCGCTTGGCGTGGCCGAACTCCAGCAGGTGCGCCAGCTGGTAGCGGTTCCTCGAATGCACGGTGACCTCTAAGGCACTGCTGGTTTCCTTCGTGGTCTTGACCGACCAGCTCTTGGCGTAGACTCCTGTGCCCTTGGGCGCACTCGCCTGGATATCCTTCCGAACGGATGCCCCGGCCTTTTTGACCGCCGCTTTCATTTCGCCTGCGGCGAGGTCGGCATATTCGGTAAGGCCCTTCATGACTTCGGCGGCAAGGCCGTCGATTCTGACTCTGTTTGACATATCACCGCCTCGCTTTCACACACCGGAATTTCAGTGCTTGTTTCTTCATATTCAGATGGTCGACCTTCTGAATATTGTAAATCTCTTTGCGCCAGAGGATACGATACTCCGTGCTGGTGACAGAAGCGGATTTTTGACAATACCGCACTGTAAAGCTGATATCCGCCGTGTCTGCTGTGATGCCAGCGACATTGTCTTCGGTATTGCTTTTTCCCAACGAGTCGCTGATAGTGGAGGCACAAGAGAAGAAATCCGTCCACTCATTTCTGTGATTTCCGGTGGAATCAACAGTCACAGTATTTTTCTGGAAGGTGACCTTTTCATTTAAAAGACGAATGTTCATCAAAAACCATCCTTCCTCGCTCCGAATAAAAGGGCACGGAGCGTTAAAGTCAGAGCATGGTGGTCGGCCTCCTCCCGATGCTCGTAGAGGTAAGCGGCAGCATACATGACAGCGGCCTTCCCATTTTCAGCTGTGTACAAGTCGGACTCATCATCCGTGCGGATAATATCCATGCAGAGCTGCTTAGATGCTTTCATCAGCCCGAGGATAAGGGCATCATCGTCCTCATAATCTACACGGAGATACTGCTTCATCTCTTTCAACGATACTTCCATGTATGCCGCCTCCCTTCATAGATTAAGCGGACGTATCCGCCTTGAGTTTAAGAATCTGCACCGCCTCCGGCAGGATGAGTTTGCCGTCCACACGCTCTTTTGCCACATAGCCAATCATGCCATTCCCGGCGAAAAGTTCGTTCAGCTGCTTGAAAGAGCGGTTGCCACGGTCACCGATGTTATAATACTTATAATCGCCAAACGCGATGGCATCCTCCGGCGCATAGGCGGAGGTGTGGACTGGATAGCCCAGCACACGGTCAGGTTCCCCAGCTTGGTAGGATGGCTGCCAGATGTACTGGCCGTTGTTGTCCTTCAGCTTGCGGAGGGAAAGCAACGTCTTATCGTTCATGATAAAGGACGCGCTCTTGCGGTATGGACGCTTTAGCGCATACACCAAATCCAGTACATCATCCGACTTGATGGCTGCTGTCAGTGTCCCCGCCAGAGTGCCGCCGCCCGTGGCTGCGAAAAGCCCCAGAGGTTTGCCTGTGCCATCACCGTTGAGAAACGCATCCTCCTCGGCGTTGGCCAGCGCCTTGCCGAACTGCGTAATGATGTAGTTCTCCAGACCGAAAGCGTTGTCGTAGAGCAGTTCCTCCGTGACCTTGATCGCGACATTGAGTTTGTGGGCATCCATGAGGATTTGGGCGAAGGTTGCGTCACCGAAGGTCAGTGCGCCGCCTTCCTCAATCCAAGATGCGGCAGGTTTGGTGGCAGCGATATTAATTTTGTGTTCACCGCTGGTGGTGATCTTGGTGGCGAGGGAGCGCATAATGTTCTCCTCGTCCAGCACATCAATCAGCCTGCGGTCGTATTCCTCCGGCACAAGATAGCCGCCATCGGCATCCACGCCCTCCTGCAGGATGTTGGACACCCGCTTGAAACCGCTGCGGATAGCGTCCAGCATAGCATCCTTGTATTCATCGGATGCACGGCCGGTTTTCTCGGCCTTTCCGCTGCCGGACGGCCGGGTGGTGATAGGCGCATTCACAGGCTTGGAAAACTCTGTCTCCATTGCCGCCATCTGCTCCATGCGCTCAATCTCCGTGCCGTAGTCCTTGATTTTCTGCTCCATCGCGGCATAGGCAGCGGAATCCTCGGCGGAGAGCAGGCCGTCCTTGTCCCGCTTGCTTTCCACAAAGGCCTTCGCGTATTCCCACGTCTTATTGCGGGCTTCTCTCAGTTCCTGAATTGTCATAATGATTACCTCCAATTTTTTATAAGTTCGAGCCGCTCCATAACGGAGTCCACGCTCAGTTTCGTTGTGTCTGCTTTCTTGGGCTGGATACGGCATTTTGCCGACAGCTTTTCCATCAGCGAGTTGGTGACCGCCGCACGGGAGAATACCATGCTGACCTGCGGCGCGGGAATCTCATCCTCACTGCCGGAACGCTTCATAATTTCATCCGCAAAGCCCATCTCCACAGCAGAATGCGCGTCCATCCATGTTTCTGCGTCCATCAGATGGGAGAGCTTCGCCCTCGACAGCCCTGTCTTGATTTCATAGGCGTTGATGATGGATTCTTTGACCTCGGACAGCATATCAATTGCTTTCTTCATTTCCGCTGTATCCCCAAACGCAATGGTGGCGGGATTGTGGATCATCATCATGCTTACGGGAGACACAAGGACTCTCGTACCTGCCATAGCGATAACGCTGGCGGCAGATGCCGCGATGCCGTCAATCTTCACAGTCACATTGCCTTTGTAGTCCATCAGCATATTGTAGATCTGCGCCGCCGCCACGCAGTCGCCGCCGGGAGAATTGATCCAGACCGTGATGTCACCAGAGCCACTGTTCAGTTCTTCCTTGAAAAGCTGCGGAGTGATGTCATCGTCAAACCAACTTTCCTCGGCGATTGTGCCGCTCAGAAACAGAGTCCGTTCCTCTGTCTGTGTCTGCGCTTTCTGATCCGTCACCGTCTGATTCTTCCACTTCCAGAATTTCTTCATCGTGTTCTTCCTCCTTTCCGCTGGCGGCAAAAATACCCGCGTCAGCTAATTTGGTCATGTTGCCGTTGATAAGGTACAGGTCACCGCCAAGCTCGGCAGGAATGCGGTCGAGGTCTTCCAGTTCCCGGATGTCGTTGGCGGACATCCAGCCGTTCTGTCTCGCCGTGGCGTAGCCCTTCATGCGGCTTTCGTAGTCCCCACGGAGCAGGCCGTCCACGTTGAATTTGATGAAGCAGGCAGATTTCTCTCCCTGAGAGAGCAACGCCCTTGACATTGCCTGTTCCCAGCGCATGAGCCATGGCTCCAGTGTGTATTTCACAAACTCCAGCGACTGCTGCTCAATATTGGAAAACGAGGATTTCTCCAAATCTCCAACCATGTGCGGCGGTATACGGAAAATCCTCGCGATCTCGTTTATCTGAAATTTTCTCGTCTCCAAGAACTGCGCTTCATTGGGCGAGATGGAGATGGGCGTGTATTTCATGCCTTCCTCCAGCACGGCAATCTTATGAGAATTCCCCTGCGAGAAGCCTTTCTCCCAGCTTTCTCTCACGGCATCAGGATTTTTGACCGTTCCTGGATACTCCAAAAGGCCGCCTGGTGTCGCGCCGTTGGCGAAAAACTTGCTGCCGTATTCCTCCGTGGCGATGGCAAGTCCGATGGCGTTTTTTGCCATAGCGATAGGCGAGTAGCCTACCAAGCCATCAAAACCCAGGCCAGGAATGTGCAGCACATCGGTGGGGCGGAGCCGCACCGTGCCGCTTTTCACTGTACTGGCGTCTGAGTCCTGTGTCTGGTACTCATAGTAGAGCCGACCTTTATCGTCCCGGTCGACTGTCATGCGATCTGGCATCAGCGGGTACAGCCCCACGACCTCGCCCTTGCCGTTGCG